TTGTCATATACGATAACCGCTTCGCTTACAGCCACCATGCAACCGACCCTGTATGCGGTAGGCTCCTGAACGCTTACGACCTCGTGCGTATGCACAAATTCGGAAGCCTTGACGAGAACGCCGCTCCGCAAACGCCAACAAGTAAGCTTCCGTCATATAAAGCAATGAACGATTTTGCTCTGACCGATACGAAGGTAAAAGCCGTTCTTGCCGAGGAGCGTATGGCACAGGCGGCAGACGAATTCGACAGCGGCGATTGGCAGACACAGCTTGAGCTTGAAAAAAACGGTCGCATAAAAGACACCCTGACGAACATCTGCACCATACTCCGCTACGACCCGAACTTACAGGGCATCGTGTATAACCAATTCAAAAGTACGCTTGATGTCATCGGCTCACTTCCGTGGCGGCAGGTAAAGCCAGGATGGAGCGATACCGATATGGCTTGCGCCAAGATGTATTTTGAAAAAACCTACGGGATATGGTCACCCACGAAATTCAAAGATGCCCTGCTTGCGGTAACCTCTGCGGAAAGGCTCTATCACCCTGTAAAGGATTACCTGTCCTCGCTCACCTGGGACGGCGTGGAACGGCTCGACACCTTGCTCATCGACTACCTCGGCGCAGAGGATACGCCGTATGTACGGGCGGTTACGAGAAAAACACTTGTAGCGGCTGTTGCGAGAACTTTCAGCCCAGGGACGAAGTTTGACTCTATCCTTGTACTTATTGGCAGACAAGGCATCGGCAAATCCACGCTCTTTGCAAAGCTCGGTCGGCAGTGGTTTTCCGATTCTCTGTCCATAGCGGACATGAAGGACAAGACCGCATCCGAAAAACTGCAGGGATATTGGATTCTGGAGATCTCGGAGCTTAACGGTATGAAGAAGGTCGATGTGGAAACCGTCAAATCCTTCATTTCCCGAAAGGACGATAAATTCCGTCAGGCATACGGCATAAATGTTGAGAGCCATCCACGCTCCTGCATTATTGTCGGCACGACCAACTCTGACGGCGGCTTCCTGCGTGACATAACGGGTAACCGCAGATTTTTCCCTGTGCGTGTAACAGGCTGTGGCAAATACCACGCTTGGGACTTAACCGAGGTCGACCAAGTATGGGCAGAAGCTGTCGAGTATTATAACCGAGGCGAGGAACTGTTCTTAAGGGACGATGTGGCAATCGAAGCCTACGACCGTCAGCGTGATGCTATGGAAACCGATGACCGAGAAGGCTTGGTGGAGGAATACCTCGAAACCCTGCTCCCTGAAAACTGGTCGGGTATGGACTTATATGAAAGGCGAAACTTCCTCGAAGGCTCGGAGTTTGGACAGACGGCTGTTAAAGGAACGGTGCGCCGTGAGCGTGTATGCGTTATGGAAATATGGTGTGAGTGCTTTGGTAAATCCCGTGAATCCATAAAGAAAAGCGACTCATACGAAATCGAAGGTATGCTGTATAAGCTCGGCGGTTGGGAGCGTTATGCAAACAGCGCATCGGGCAAAACACGAGTATCGGGATACGGCATTCAAAAAACCTTCGTCCGTGTTTCCGATAAGAAACAAAAATAGAAGTGAAATTGTTTCTGTTTGTAACCCAAAACCCGTGCGGCAACATTGCAGGGCAACAGCCCAAACCCCAAGCGGCGGTAGCCTTGCAGTGTTCCTGTTTACTATGTTTCCTATTCTCTTTATAGAGTTATGGTATATAAGAGAGAAAAACAACGCAAACACACATATACGCACGTAAGAGAGTTTTAGACCCATCAGAAACAATAACGAGAAACACGGAGGAAATCATGCGAGAAAAAGTAATCGAAGCATACCTTGTAAAACAGGTAAAAAAGCAAAACGGGCTTTGCCTGAAATTTATATCGCCTTCCCTTGACGGTGTTCCTGACCGCTTAATCCTGATGCCAAACGGTAAAATGGCGTTTGCGGAACTCAAAGCACCGAACAAGAAAATGCGACCGCTTCAGGTAAGGCGTAAAAGACAACTTGAAGCGTTAGGATTTAAGGTGTACTGCATAGACAGCCTTGAAATGATTGGAGGGATATTAAGTGAAATACAAACCCCATGACTATCAAACCTATGCAACGGCTTTTGTGGAACAACATCCCATCGCCGCCGTGTTCCTTGATATGGGACTTGGTAAGAGCGTAATCACCCTGACCGCCATATACGACCTTTGCTTTGATTATTATGAGGTGTCTAAAGTGCTTGTCATCGCTCCGCTTCGAGTAGCGAGAGATACATGGAAGGACGAAATCGAAAAATGGGAACACCTGAACGGACTTTCATATTCGGTGGCAGTTGGAACGGAAGCTGAACGCAAAGCGGCACTTTCAAAAAAGGCTACGGTGTATATCATAAACCGAGAGAACGTTCAGTGGCTTGTTGACAGCGGACTTCCATTCGATTATGACATGGTGGTGATTGACGAGCTTTCATCCTTCAAATCGCATCAGGCAAAACGATTCAGAAGCCTTATGAAAGTAAGACCAACGGTAAAGCGCATGGTCGGACTTACGGGAACGCCATCGTCAAACGGGCTTATGGATTTATGGGCTGAATTCAAACTGCTTGATATGGGCAAACGCCTCGGACGGTTTATAACCCATTACCGTGACGAATTTTTCCTTCCCGACAAGCGAAACGCACAGGTGATATTTTCCTACAAGCCGAAAGACGGTGCGGAGGATGAAATCTATAAACGCATATCGGACATCACGATTTCCATGCGAAGCACCGACTACCTGGAGATGCCTGAATGCATTATGAACACCGTGAAGGTCACGCTTTCCGAAAAGGAACGGGAGGTGTACGACACTTTCAAGCGTGAGCTTGTGGTGTCACTAAACGGGAACGAGGTCGATGCAGGTAATGCGGCGGCTTTGTCGGGCAAGCTCTCCCAAATGGCAAACGGGGCTGTGTACGGTGAGGAAAAGGATGTCTTTCCCATCCACGACCGAAAGCTTGATGCTTTGGAGGACTTAATTGAAGCCGCCAACGGCAAACCTGTTCTTGTGGCGTATTGGTATAAGCACGACCTTGAACGAATAAAAAAGAGGTTTACCGTCCGTGAAATAAAAACCTCAAAGGACATAGCCGATTGGAACAGCGGCAGTATCCCTGTTGCGGTTATCCATCCTGCATCGGCAGGTCACGGACTAAACCTTCAGGCAGGTGGCTCGACCTTGATATGGTTTGGAATCACATGGAGCTTGGAGCTTTACCAACAAACCAACGGACGGTTATGGCGGCAGGGACAGAAATCCGATACGGTCGTGATACACCATATTATAACAAATGGCACGATTGATGAGAAAATCATGAAAGCCTTAAACGATAAGGACAGAACGCAGACCGCATTGATTGAGGCGGTCAAAGCAGAGATTGGAGGTAAATCAATATGACGAGTAAAGAATATTTATCACAGGCATACCAACTTGACAAACGCATAAACGCAAAAATCAGTCAAGTGGCTTCTTTGAATGAGCTTGCAACAAAGTGTACTTCAACAATTACAGGAATGCCTCATGCGCCGAGTAAAAGCACATCGACAATGGCTGACACGATTACAAAAATCATTGATTTGGAACATGAAATCAATAGTGACATCGACAGGCTTGTCGACCTGAAGCGTGAAATGGTACGGGCGATTAAGGCTGTCGGGAATACCGAATACCAGACCATACTTGAACTGCGGTACTTATGTTTTGAATCGTGGGAACAGATCTCTATGGCATTGCATTTGAGTATTCAGCACACCTTCCGACTTCACTCCCGTGCCTTGAAGGAATTTAAAATTCCGCAAAAAAAAATAAAAGTGGAGAGTAAATGTGATTGAATGAGAGTATGGCATTATGGTATAATGTAAAATGTCAAGGAATGCAGGATAAGGAACACTAAATCCATAAATCTCCTTTTTTGAAAGCCCGTGCAGGAAAAACTGCATGGGCTTTCCTGTCCTTGTACGATGGTGTCTGACATTGTGACATCATCCGCAAAAATTAAAAATCATGTACGATGATGTGAGATATGGTCACATCATTTTTTATTTTCACACAGAAAGGAGGGATAACCCCATGCCCCTGAAACCAAAACGACCGTGTTCGTTCCCTGGCTGTCCCCGATTAACCCACGGACGGTTTTGTGAGGAACACGCCAAAGCAGAAGCAAAGAGGTACGAGAAGTACGACCGTGACCCTGCGATGCGTAAACGCTATGGCAAAGCATGGCAGGTCATTCGTGACAGATACATAGCGGCGCATCCTCTGTGCGAGGTGTGCAAGCGAAGCGGCAAGCTCACCCCTGCGGAAGAGGTACACCACATCAAACCGCTGTCACAAGGTGGAACGAACGCAGAGGACAACCTCATGTCCCTTTGCAAGGTGTGCCACTCCGAGATTACTGCTCGGGAAGGCGGTCGATGGACACCAAAACACAGACGGCAGGGGCGGTCTCAATCTCTGTGAGCCTCCGCTGACTGAACGGGCGCGGGGCTTCGTGTATAAAAATTTCGGTTCAAACGCCCTATTAAACCCAAGCAAAAACGGAGGTGATTTCAAAATGGCAAAAGACGGTACTAACAGAGGCGGCAGACGGGTACGAGCAGGAGGCAAACCCGATGCGCTTGCCGATAAAATACTAAACGGTAAATCCGCAAAGGTTATGGGACTTCCATATACAGAACTGGACGGCAGTGATGACCTCGGTGAGGTTTCGGATTTGGAAGGAACTGATATGCCAAACCCAAGCGAATATTTGAGTGCTATGCAGAGGGACGGAAAGCCACTCGGCGCAGACATTATATTTAGGGAAACTTGGGACTGGCTGAAAAGCCGAGGCTGTGAAAAGCTCGTCAATCCACGCCTTTTGGAAAGCTACTCACAGGCGTTTGCTCGTTTTATTCAGTGCGAACAGGCGGTCACTGATTACGGCTTGCTCGGAAAGCACCCCACTACGGGCGGTGCGATTACAAGCCCGTTCGTAACCATGAGCCAGTCTTTTCAAAAGCAAGCAAATGTGTTGTGGTATGAAATATTTGAAATTGTCAAGCAGAATTGCACTACAGCTTTCGTGGGCAATCCGCAGGACGATATGATGGAGCGACTGTTAAACGCTCGGAAAGGATAAGATTATGTTTG